GGCGACGGACCTCGTCGGCGTGCTGGGGGCTTCGGATGTAATGTCCGGCGCGGAAGGGGGCTTGGCTCTTGCGCGGGGTGCTCATGGGAGGGAACGGGGTGAGTCGAGTTAGCTGCGAGGTCAGCTTGGTCCTGGCCTTGATGGTCGTGGCCTTGCCGGTGGGATCGCTGTTCTCGTGGATGTACGACCGCCTGGACAAGCAGCGCTGCCAGGTGGCGGAGAGCCGGCGCCGGCTGGCCGAGAAGCGGGCGCGCAAGGCGTCGACGATGCGCCGGTACCGGGCGAAGCTGCGCGGGGCGCGGCCGGATCTGAAGGCGATCTGGCGGAAGCGCGGATGATCCGGAAAACGGACCTATTATTTCGGAAAACCCCCTAGGGGAGTTATCCGAACAAATAATAGGGCCGTTTTCGCGATCATGTGCTGACAGTGGCGTCGATCGTCCGGTCACAAAAAAGGCCCGGGGGTGTGAACCCTGGGCCCGTGACAGCCAACCAAACCGATTACCACCAGGAGGTGTAGAAGACGGCCTTGCCGGCCTTGATGGCCTTGCGGGCCTTGCGGATGAAGGCCAGGTCGCGTTTCTTGTCTTCCGGGCTGCTGTCGCCCCAGAAGAACCCGGTGGCCTTGGCCAGCGCATCGGCTTTGACGGCGGCTTCCAGCTGATCCAGGTCGTGCTCAGTGATGCGCACGAATTGGCCGGCGTTGAAGGCCGGCCCCATCGGCGCCAGGGTGATCGGGCCGGTCAGGCCTTCCTTGCGGAAGTACAGGTCGGTCATCCACTGATGGAGGTTCGGGTGCTTGCGCCAGGTGTGGATCGTGGTCGCGTCCTGGGGGCTGGCCGGGTGCCAGGTCGGCAGCTGGTTGCCGCCGAGCTCCCGACGCTGGACCCGGTCGGGGTCACAGGTCAGGGCGTACATGTCGAGGCCCATGGGGTTATCCGTAGATGACGTCCCCGTAGACCGCGATCTGCAGCAGCGCGCCGGCTTCGACCACGTCGATCTCGCCGGCGACGTCCTCATCGCCCAGGGCCAGCTTCATGGCCTTTTCGTACAGGGCCTTCGGGATGACCGGGGCCTTGGGGTCGTGGCCGATGATGGAGTACCGGGTGCCCATCGTGTTGATGAGCGCCTGGACGATGCGCTTGGCGAACCAGTCCGCGGTGACGCGGACCGGATTGGGCTGCGCGTCCTGGTCGTAACGGCCGACCCGGTTGGGGTAGACAGTGACGGCGGCCTGGAACCCAAAGGGCCCGTCGGCGTGGGCGTACTGGGTCCACTCCTTGTAGTCGTCGCGCGTGTAGCTGCCGCCTTCGACGGCGGTGACGATCACATAGGAGAAGGCCTCCAGGACCTCCGGCTCGATGACGGCGTCGTCCATGTTGTCGGCGGCGCTCACTTGGAACCGCCTTTCTTGGCCGGGACGATCCGGACCTTGGCCTTGAGGGCGTTGGCCTGGAAGGCGATGCCGCCTGGGTTGAGGGCCTCGTGCAGCATGTTGGACAGGTTGTTCGGGGCGCGCAGATAGCCGCGCTTGTGGGCCTCGACCGCGCCGGGACCGGCGAAGTTGAAGACCATGGCGAGGGCCAGCTGCAGGAACTGGCGTTCGCCGTACATGGCCCGGCGCTTGTCGGCGTCGGACCGGGACGGCTTGTCCAGGATCCCAATGCTCGTGTAATACCGCACGAGGCGTTCGGTCGGCTTGTCGCAGTAAGCCGGAAGCTGTTTGGCGGTGTGGTCGGCGAGCTCGCTCGCGGTCCATACGCTAGGGTTGGTGTTCATGGTTGGGAAAAAGGGATTGCCCCTCATAAATAGGACGGGGCCCCCATCGTTTTGGATGAGGGCCCCGTGGTGGTTACTTCTTGCCGGCCTTGGCCTTGAGCTTGGCGAGCTTGGCCTCCAGGCGCTTGATCTCGGCCTCGGTCTTGCTGGGCGTGGCGCCGTTGATGCCGTAGAAGGCGGCAACGTCGACGCCCTTGATGGCGGGGATGGCGCCACCGCCGGCGAGACGGAGCCCGATCAGGGCCTTGACGCTCCGGATCCAGAGACGCTTGCACAGCTCCAGGTCGACGTCCTTGTCCGGCTTTTCGAGGGCCTGGAAGGCGGCGTGGCCCAGGGTGATCAGGTTCGTGGTGAGCTTGGAATTCACCTTGAAAGTGACGTCCTTGCCGCGCTGGAACTTGTTCTTGGTCGGCTTGCCGGCGGCTTGAACCGCGCCGGCTTCGGTGGACTTTGTGCCCGTGTCCGCGGGGGTCTGCTGCTGCGTACGCATCAGTGAAATCACTTGGCCTTGAGGGTGAACTTGTGAACCCGCTTGATGTAGCGTTCAAATTCACGATCGGCCCTATCTCCGTCGCGCATGCTCATGATCCGGGTCAATGTCTTGTTCCTGTGATTGGAATAATACGCGTACTCGCAGAATTCAGAGCGGGCTTTTTCCTCAAGCTCCTCCAGGTTCATCTTTTCGGCTTCCTCAATCAGAGCCCGGTACTTGAAAATTTTTGCGACCAATTTCTGTATCTTTTTGGACGGCGGTTGATCCGGTTCCTTGGGCTTCCGCTTGCGCGGTTTCAAGGGCGTCTTGCGCAGGAGATTGATGTAATACTTGGTGAGGGCCTTGCGGGCCGGCATGCGCTCTTGGCAACCCAAGGTTCGCACCTCAAGCAGATACGCATCTACCAGGGCATCATGCTCCGGCACTCCGCGAAAACCCATCATGATGTCGCGGGCTTCGATCCATTCCTTGTGAAGCGCCGGGTTTCCGTTCAGCTTTTTTTCGGCGGCTCGGCACTTTCGGACCAGCTCTTTCAGCTGCTCCAGGCGAGCGCCGTCGCCTGTGTTTTTATGGTTATCCATAGTTTTTGGTTGGTCCCGGCGGGATTGCCGGGATCGTCAAAAGGATCAGGGCGTGCGCATCCAGGCGCGGTGCAGCCGGCTGTAGACGCCCCAGCGCTTATTGGCCTCCTTGCGGGCGGCCTCGACGTGGCGGTATTCTTCGGCCCACGCGGCGCTGAAGCCGACGTGCTGGTTGGCGACGGACTGGGCGGCCGTGACGGCCTTCTTGGCCTCCTGGTACTTGGCGAGCGCGGCCTGGTAGCTGGCCTCGCGCTTCTGCTTGAGGGTTGTGTTCATGTTGGTTGTTGGTTGCGGCCGCGCGGAATTGCACGGCCTGAAATTGGCGCCCTCGCCGGGGATCGAACCCGGATCATCCCGCAGACAACGGGTCATCTTGACCATTGGACCACGAGGGCAAACTGGCGCCATCACCGGGAATTGAACCCGGGTTTCCTCCGTGACAGGGAGGTGTCTTGACCACTAGACCATGACGGCAAATTGGCGCCCCCACCGGGAATTGAACCCGGGTCTCATCCGTGACAGGGATGTGTCCTAACCGCTAGACGATGGGAGCTGAAAGGGATCTGGGGCCAGGCATCCGAAGGCAACCTGACGAGCGCCCCTGCGATGCGCCGGCGAGAACGCCGGCTGGTGTCTGCTTGAGTCCGACGTAGGAACCCCAGGAGCGTTTTTTAGTAGACGCTCGCTACTGTGTCAAGGCTTTAGGCCCTGAAAGGATCCGCATGACGGGCCGGGTCGCCTGGTGGGCTACCGGCCCGGACTCTTGAGGGAGTCGGATCTTGTCGGTTCATGCGGTTGGTGGCCCCGTACGGGGCCGGTGAAAGTGGCCCAGCTGGTTGCCCAGCTGGGTTGTGTGCCTGGCCTATGCCAGGTCTTGTCGGTTTGGTTGGACTGTCAAAAAACGTGTGCCGTGTTACCGGCGACAGATGAGAACATGGCGGTGTTGCCAGATCATGCAAGCGCAATTTGCACTTATTTTCAAAAAAGTTTTGGGCACAAAAAACCCCCGTTTTATTGGGGGTTCTGCGAATTATTGCCTTTCGACCTGGTCGCTTCGCGAACCAGGCGGTCCCAAATGGCCACAGCTGCGTGACACTGATCGCAGCCATCCTCGTCGTGCACGCAACCCTCCTGGATCGGCAGCGCGACGTTGTTGCCGGCCTCGATCAGGCGCCGGATCAGGAGATCCTTGTCGGCCAGCTGCGCGATCAGCTTGCGGTCGGGTTCGCTCACGACGCGCCTCCTTCCTTGCGGGCCAGCTTGGCAGAGTCGATCGCCTCACGCATGAGCGGATCGACCGGCATGTCGTAGATCTTGCCGCCGTGATGCGGATCGCGGGGCCAGGTGGCCTCCATGTGATCCAGGCGAGCTTGCAGCCTCTTGAGATCGGCCTTCATGGCGTCATAGTCCTTGTGCGCAGCGGCCGCGAAGGCCTGGCGCAGGACCGGATCCTCCAGGACGTTTAAGCGCATCCCGTCCAGGGCCTGGCCCTGTTCGGAACGGATCCGGCGCAGCTCGATCAGCTCGATCTCCTGGGCGAGCAGCCGGTCCAGGATGGCCTTGTTCATGTCGTTGGTTGGTTCGCTCATCGGTAATAGGTCCTCCTGTTCTTGTTGGAGCTCGGCGGCGGGGTCCGGGGTGTCATTGGAGGTCCCCCCATTGTTGGGCCATCGCGTCGGCAATCCCTTGGAATGTCTTTGAACGGTATTTCATCCTTTCAAGGGGTTTCATTCGCATTGATTCCATATGCCACAACGGGTCGCGTCGACCGTCCTTATAGGTATAAAACAACGGTTCGACAAGTTTGGTCGGGACTAGGTTAGGCAATCCGCGCAACCAAAGTCCGGTTTTTTTGGAATGAGGGTCCCCGAATTGATAAGGTTGGACATATTGCGAGGGTTTCCGATATAAGCTCGAAACAACCCCGACCGGGTTTTCGAGACATACCTTTGGAATTGAACACTCGAAAAGCTTAACGAAAAAACGCAACGCGTCCTCGCGTTGTTGATGGCGGTCGGGGAATCTGTCCTTGAACTCGGGCTTAAACCATTTGTTTCCCGTAACGGTCAAATAGGTGCAAGGGGGATGGGCGACCATAAGGTCCCATCCTTGGTCGAGGATATCGAAAACCGAACCTTGGTAATGTGGGCCAGGGACATCGGTCGGGAGGAGGTCGCAAGACAATGCATCGTGCCCGAGCTTTCGGAACGCGTCGCGGACGGTCCCCGAATATTCGCAAGCGATTAGGACTCTCATCGGTCAATCCTCCGGGGGACGGACGACCCCTCGACCTTGGTCAGCCGCTCGACCTCGGCCTTGAGACTATCGCACTCGACTGCCAGCACGCTGTTCTCTGCTTGGCGGGCTTGGCACTCGGCCTTGAGGCGAGCGTTCTCGTTCATGTGCATGTTCATCTTGGCGTTCGCACAGGAACAGGTGTGCAACTCGGAGTTGAGCCGTTCGACCTCGGCCTTCAACTGCTCGATGCCAATGCTGTCGATGCTGTGGATGGACTGAAGACGCTCGACCTCGGCCTTGAAGCGGGCGTTCTCGGCGTTCAGCTCGCCGATGCGCTTCATCATGGAAGCATCCAAGGGTAGATCAGCCATGGCGGTTGTACGGCGCCGGGCCGTCGACGATCGTGAAGCCGTCGCCGGTGCTGATCAGCTTGGACCCATCGGCGAAGCTCTTGGAGCCGGTGGCCTGGTCGGCTGCGGCTTGCAGCGCAGCGACCTGTTGCACCAGGCTCTTGACCTGGAGCTCCAGGTGGTTGATCCGGCCCAGGACATGGGCCATGTGTTCGTTCAGTCGTTCGTAGTCGCTCATTTGTTGTACTTGTTGTGGCAGGAATTGTTGGCGGCGTCGTAGACCCAGTCACGCCAAATTGGAGGAGTGTAAGCGCCGGAGTTGATCTCGGCGCCGGTGTTATCACCGGCGATGGGGCCATCCGGGATGTCGAGCCACTTCTTGTCGCGGCCTCCCTTGGCCGCTGTGGCCACGATCTCGCCGTCCATCATGAGGTGGTCGACCAGGCGGGTGAACTCCGCCGGGCCGGTGTGGCTGAAGATGGGCGGCAGCTCGGTCCGGCGCAGATACAGGCCGGACTTGGAATTCTTGCCCTCGCGGGAGTAGGGGTGGCCGTTCCGGGCGGCTTCGCGCAGGGCGGCCAGGAGCCATGCGTGGTGCTCGCTGAAGTTGATGTCGCTGTAGCGATCCTGATCAGTGACATCGGCCAGGAGCCCGCAGGGCTGCCGGTGCAGGGTCAGCTCGCCCTTGAGCATCTCGGGGTTGTTCTTCTTCACGATCGCCAGCTTGTAGAGCATCCCGCGCTCGACGGGCAGATCCATGGCGGCCAGGCGCCGGTTGTAGTCGGAACAGTGCCACATCCCGATGACGGCCCGGAAGGCGGCCGGCAGCGCGGAGCTGCCGCGGATGGAGGCCAGCATGTCCTCGCCGTTGCGGATGGGTTCGTCGCCCTGCTTGCGCACATGGTGGGAGACTAGGATCGTGGGCATCTCGCCGGTGGCGCCGCGGACCTTGGTCAGCTCGCGCACGAATTCGTTGATGACGATGGCGGCGTTTTCCTCGCCGTGCAGGGTGGAGTTGAGGGTATCGAGCATAAAGAGCTTCAGGTCTGGGATGGCTGCCATCTGCTTGAGCGCGTCCTTCCAGCGCTCGCTGGAGCAGGACGACCCGGTGCGGGGATCCTTCTCGACCAGGGGGAAGCTGCCGCCGGCCTCGATCAGGGGGATGATGTGCAGCTTGTCCTGGTCGGACTTGCGCGTCCCCTCTGGGTCGATGTCGTTGAGGCGCCGGCGGAGCTCCTCCTGGTCGTCCTCGGTGGTGATGTAGACCACGGACCCCCCGTAGTTGACCTTGTGACCGAGCCAGGTGTTGTTGCACCCGGGCTTCCAGGTCGCCACCTTGAGGGCCAGGTCGAGCATGAGGAACGTCTTGCCGGCGCCGCCCTCGGCGACCAGGAGCTGGTGCTTGCCGTCCATGACCAGGTTCGACACTAGGAACCGGCGGGGCTCCAGGGGGCCCTTGTCCCATTTGCGGACGACCCAATCCTTGATCACCAGGCCCTTGGCCTGGACGACCGGGACGATCTCGCCCTTCTCGGCCGTGTCCTTGTTGACCAGCCCGGCAAACTCGGCCTGGAATTGGGCCGGGGGCCAGGGCGGCACCATGTTGAGCTCCATCCAGGTGCGGGCGAGCTCCTTGGCCTGGTCCATGGTGTACTCACCCTTGCGCACCAAGCTGATGTAATAGCCGGCCACGCGGCTGAAGGTTGCCCACCGGGTGGACGGGCCTTCGCCGCCCTGGTGGACCTTGTCGTCGACGACCAGGGGGATCTTTGGCGCCGGCTCACCTGGCTCCTCGCCCAGGGTGGGCATCTCGGCCGGCAAGGGGAGGTGCTCGGCGGCCACGATCAGATCGACGACCTGATAGGTGGCCATGCTCATGGGCTGGACCTTCACCTTGGTCTTCTTGCCGTTCTTGTTGTGGGTCGAGCCGGCGATGCGGACGGGCTGGTGCGCCCGGCCAAAGGGGTTGGAGGCCACGCCCAGGCCGAACATCATGTCGCCCCCGGCGCCCAGGGCTACGCGGTGGCGCAGCTTGATCAGGCCGGTGATGTCCTGGCACAGGTTGTCCAGGGTCCAGTAGGCGTGGCGCTTCTGGTGCCCTTCCTCGGTCGTGCCGCCGGAGAAGACCACCGCGGTAGGCTGGCCCATGGTGCTCTCCAGGAGCTGCAGCTTGGCCGGGATGTCCCCGCTGTCGATGTCGACGACGATGGACCCGAAGGCGTGGACATTCTTGGCCTCGCCCTTGGGCGCCGACAGGATCGCCGGCACGATGAAGGCGCCGATGCCGTGCTGGTTCCAGCGTTCGACATGCCGGGCGACTTCGTCGACCAGGGCCTCGGGCTGACCGCCCAGGGTGGCCAGGTCGATGAAGATGTCCTCGCGGAACTTGCCCTCCTGGGGGGTGCCCTTCTCGCCCAGGCCGCGGATGTTGACCCAGCCCTGGTCCGGGCAGCCGCCGAAGACGACCGACAGATAGGAGTCGATCTCAGCCTTCATGGCAGGAGCCGGTTGTTCCGGTTCGGAACCCGGAGGCCCTGGAACTTGATGAAGCGGGAAATGTTGTGGGCGCCGACATCGCCGAGCTCCTTGGCGATCTGGGCATGGGTCATGCCCTGGCTGCGCAGCTTGACGATCTTCTCCTCCCAGCCGGTCTTGTCGTACTTGTAGCCCTTGCGCTTGCGGCGGTTGCGCCACTCAAAGCCAAGGATCCGGGACCAGTTGCGCAGCGAAGACGCGGACCAGCCCATCCAGGAGGCCGCCTGGTTGATGTTCATCCCGGAGCTGTTGGCCCGGTGCATCAGGGGCAGCAGGGTCTTGATCCGTTCCATCCGGGCGTAGGTCATCTCGACCCCGCGGAAGCTGAAGCGCGCGCGTTTCACAGGAGTCGGATGAAGATGGGTGTGCGCGGCCCGACATAGGCGCCGGTCACATTGAAGCTCATGTGCTCCAGGGCTTCCTCCTCGGTCATGCCGTCCCGGACGCGGAAGATCTCAATGCACTTGTCGTAGCTGTAGGCGACGACCGGTTCGCAGACGCCTTCCGAGATGCCGATGATCGCGGCGTCCAGGCCATCGGCCACGAGCATCTCGCCGTCGGCGTGTTCGTCTACCAGGGCGCGCAAGGCCTTGCCCTCCTTTTCGAGCTCCTTGAGCTCACGCTTGCTTACTTTTTTAGCCATTTCGGTGTGGTTGGTTGGGGGTTGGTGGTGATTGGTTGGGCCCAGCATGTGCCCTTGAAGTCGCAGAATTTGCAGCGGAAGTCCGTGGACTCCCGGCCGATCCGGTTCAGCTCGATCGGCGAGCTGGAGCTGACGACCCGGACGGCCCGGTCGCTGGCCTCCTGGGCCGCGCGCGGGTCGAAGGGGATGATCTCGGCGTGGACCTCGCCGGTGTTCCGGTTCTGGATCGTGAAGACGCAGACCTGGAGCTCCATGTAGGCCATGTAGACCTGGGCCTGGGCGTAGTACAGGGGCTTGGCGACCTTGATCCCCTTGGTTACGGCCTCTTTAAAGCCCTTCTCGTTAAGGGCCTTGTTCTCCCACAGCGCCGGCCAGGCGATGCCTACGCCGGCAGGGCCGGCGATGATCACGCCGTCAATGTGGCCCTTGAGCTTGCCGTCGCCGGCGGAGAAGCCGAATTGCTTGCCGTCCTCGCCTTCGGTCAGGAGCTCAAAGCCGGCGCGCTTGAGGTATTCGGCCATGCGGGCTTCGCCGTCGTGGCCCATGTCGAAGATCCGAAGGGTGTCGGCCTTGAAGTCGGCGTCCGGCTTGGCCTTGTGGTACATGTAGCCGAGCTTCCGGTCGCACGGGTCGCCCCACATGGATGCGCCCAGGTATTGGCGGCGCTCCTGGCCGGCGCGCTTCGCGAGCATGGCGGCGCTGAGTGATGCGACGACGGCAGACGCCACCGGGTCCGGTGTTTGTTCCTGAAACATTAGTTGAGGATGGTGCGCTGGATGCGGGGTTCGTTAATCTTCCAGGTGATCAGGCAGCACGCGAGGTACTTGGTCATGCCGAAGGGCATGCCCCCGGCAAGGCCAAGCAGTGACAGTTGCTTGTCGGAAGCCGGTTGCGACAGCCAGCGCTTGGTCTTCTTAGCGGCCTCCTTGTCGCCGTGCGCGCGCAGGAAGTCGTCGGCCGAAGCCAGGGCCTGCAATTTGTCCTTGGATCGGTTAAGGAGGCTCACCAAAGTCTCACGACGGCCACCGACGGCATGCCACATCCCGTCATGGTCGACCAGGCATGCCCAGGCGTCGATCCCGTTAGCCATGGTGACGGCCCCGTCAAACATGTCCTGCCACCGGTAGGGCGAGAGCTCCATCAGGTGGATCTCGGTCATGACGAATTCCTCCAGGGGCTTGCGCGGTTCGCGCTCGCCGGCCTCGGTTTCGTGGATGTGGCCGCACACTGGGCAGATCTTGACGCCGGCGGGGATCTCCATGCCGCAGCCCTCACAGGCCTTGGTCCGCCCGCCGCTTTCGCGGTCCTGGCCGACAGTCGGGTCGGACTCGATCGAGCCGTGGGTCAGCAGGGAGTAGCCGAAGTCCAGGACGATGCAGTCGGATTTCAGGGCGTTGGGATACCGGGCCGGGTCGACCTTGCGCAACCCGCGCCCGATCATCTGGATCATGGTGCCCTTGTAGGAACACGGGCGCAGCAGGACGACGCAGCTGACGTCCTGGCAATCCCAGCCTTCGGTCAGGACGGCCACATTGATCAGCACCTGGATCTCGCCCTTGTCGAAGGCCTTGAGCACCTTGCGCCGGGCCAGATCGGGAAGATCGCCGTGGACCAAGTCGGTCTTGATGCCGGCTTGCTTGAACCCTTCCATGACATGCTCCGCGTGGGAGACAGTGGAGCAGAAAACGACAGTCTTGCGGTCGCCGGCTTTGTCCTTCCACTCCTGGATCACGCGGTCGTTGACCGCCTGTTTGTCCATGATCCGGGACACCTGTTCCATGTCAAAGTCGGTCGCCGTGGTCTTGACCTTGGCCAGGTCGCCGCGGATGTCGCAGTCGATCACGAAAAACCGGGGCTTCACCAGGAACCCGGACGAGATCAGCTCGCCCAGGGTGATCACGTCGGAGATGTTGTTGAAGGCCTGGCGCAGGGCCGCGCCGTCTCCGCGCTGCGGGGTGGCCGTGACGCCGAACACCTTGAGCGCCGGGTTCATGGTCCGGGCGTGGTTGATGATGTTGCGGTAGCTGTTGGCGGCCACATGGTGGGCCTCGTCGATCACCAGCAGATCCAGCTTGGGCATGGACTCCAGGTTGTCCTGGCGGCACAGGGTCTGGACCATGCCGAAGGTGACGCCGGGCGACCAGCGCTTACGGGCCGCGGTGTACAGGTCGGTTTCGATCTCCGGGGCGACCGCCTTGAATGTGGACCGGTTCTGAGCCACGAGCTCATCCCGGTGCTGGAGGATCAGGGCGCGACCGCCCATGCGCTTGGCCACGGCCGAGAGCATGACAGTCTTGCCGGCGCCGGTGGGCGCGATCCCCAAGGTGTTGCCCTTGGACTCAAGGGCGTCGATACAGCGCTGGACGAAGTCGCGCTGCCGTGGGCGGAGTTGCATGTCGGTATGCAGGATGGGGGGCGTCGGGATAGGCCGTCCAACCGGAGGCTTCACCGATCAAGGCATGGTAGCCGGGATGGAACCGACTCCTCCTTACTTTCCTGCCACGCCCCTTACCTTAAAGAGAACCGGCCAGGTTCCCCTGGCCGGCGTTGATCAGAACGGATTGTTGCCGTTGTTGTCGATACCAAGATCGCCGTTGGCGCGCTTGGTGATCCACTTCGGGCCGTTGTTGATGGTCGGCTGGGACGGGGCGGCCGGGCGAGCCGGGGGCTGCACCGGAGCCTGAGCGGGGGCGCCGAAGGCGGGCTGGCCGAACGCGGTCTTGCGCGCAGCCGAGCCGTCGCCGGTCAGCTGGGACCAGAGCTTGCTGGTGCCCGAGGTGGGCGCCGGGGACAGGAATTCGGCGACCTCGTTCTTGTCGTCGTAGCCCTGTTCGCCCTTCTTGACCTTGATCTTGATGGCGACAGTCAGGCCTTCCAGCGCGGCGATGACCTGATTGAAGGCGACGCCGTTGAACTTGTCGTAGGACCGGGCGTCCAGGGGATTGAACACACCGGCGGCCTCAAACATCCGGCACATGGCGGCGAGGCCCATCTGGGCGCCGTCGTTCTTGCCTTCGTTGCGGAGGGACTGGTTCTGGTTGCGCTCGTCCTGGGGGTTCATGACGATCGTCCAGACCTTGCGGCCGGTGAACGGGCCGTCGGCGATCGTGAGCTCCAGGTTGGCGTAGCTGCCGCCGGTGCGCTTGGACTCCTTGATGCCGGTCGGCTTGACCACGGCGAACGCGAGGGTGCCGTGCGGGATGAGGGCGCTGGGACCGGAGGAACCGGAAGCGCCGGATTGGGAGGTGAACATGATGTTTTCTTGGTTTTTTGGGTTGGTTTTTAGGATGCCTTTTGGGGCAGAGTGGTGACGATCTCGGTGTCGATGCGCTGGCCGGTGCGGATCTTGGCGATCAGCTCGCCCAGGTGCGGGGGCTCGACCATGTCGAGGCGGCCGGAGCGGTCCTTGGCCGGGTAGCCCCAGGGGTTCATCTGGGTGCAGACCAGCCCGCGGTAGCCGACGCCTTCCGGAGTGGTGAAAGTCTGGAGCGTGACCACTTGGTCGAAGATGCCGGGCAGCTCGCGCCCGGTCTTCGAGCCCTCGATCTGGGGCGTCCAGGTGATGCGGTTCAGGTCGTCCTTCTCGGAGTCGAGGATGCCGACCACGATGATGGACTTGTTGCTGTGCTGCAGATGGGTCAGCCAGCGGATCATCTCACGGCCCAGGAGTCCGTAGGCCCCGCGGTTGTCGGGCTTGCCGGTCTTCTCGGACATGGCCTCGGGCTGGATCTGCGACCACTTGAGGGCCTCGCGCGAGGCGACAGTGATGGAGTCCACGAAGATGGTCGTGTACTTGGACAGGTCGACGCCGGCGAACACCTCGGCGACCTTGTTGTACATGGCCTGGCTGTAG